TAATGTAGATATTGTCTGCTGAATAATAAATGCCTGTGCCACCACTAACAACATCTTTAGGAAACAATCCTATCTCTTTATATGTGTGGTTCACTACAATAGCAGGAATATCTTTAATTGTTAAGTGAGGAGTAATCATTCTAAACAAGGATTTCATTTGTTTAGCTCTTGTCATGTCTGCTACACTTTTACCGTCAAGAGCATCTTCAACTTCTTTTTTACTTGCCAAGTTACCTACACTATCAACAATAATCATAACATGATCACCTCTTTCAATACCATTCAACTGTTGCATGGAATCATGTTTTAATTGTTCTACATCTGTAATAGGTGTATGTACTACTCTGTCAGTATCTATTTCAAATGTTTCAAAATAAGACTGAGGTGCTCCAAACTCACTATCATAGAATAAAATAACACCATCTTCATACTTGTCTAAATATGCTTTTGCCAACAACATAGCAAACGCTGTTTTAAAGTGTTTACTAGGTCCTGCAAAAACAGTAAGTCCAGGTGTTAGTCCACCATCTAATTTACCGCTCAATGCAACATTAACTGCTGGAACTGAGGTTTGTATTAGATCTTTAGAATTAAAAAACTTAGAGTCAGTTATAATATCTGTTTCTCTAATCGTGGAATTTTTCTTAATCCTGTCTATTAGATTTGCCATCTTTTCTCCTAATTTTATTAGCTGCTATTGCAGTTCTCATAATACTATCGCTACTATAGCACAAACCTGAACTATGTGTCAAGTCTTTTGGTAAACAAGTTCCACCAAAACCTAATTCTCCATCAGGTCCTGGAACTTGCCAATGTGTGCCTAATGTTTTATCTTGCATAAAGAAATCTTTAATGTCAATATAATCTAAATCAAATACTTCACAAATTTCTTTAAACTCGTTTGCCAAACCAACATTAACTGCTAGTGCAGCATTTCTAAACATTTTAATTGCTGATGCTTCTCCTGGATTAACAACCCAGACTTTTTTTTCATTATAGATTCTGTCGTTATCCTTTAACCAAAAGATAAAATCATCATGATTACCTAGAGTGGCACCAACAACAATAGGAATGTTTAAATTCAATACATCTAAATCCCAATGTTTTTCTCTTAAAAACTCTGGCATAATAATTGCGCCATATTTTTTAGTTAGCATCAATGCCTGATCAGGTCCAACAGTACTTCGTATAACAGGGATAACAGTATTAGCACATGATCTTGTGGATAAATCGTTCAGAACTTTTTCTACAATACTAATATCTAAAGTTGTCCACCCACCTAAATCTGTAGGAACACAAATAAAAGCATATTCAATACCTGACCAATTTTCTATCTCATATCCTTTTGCAGGATCATGGATTTGTACATCAGTTCCTGCGTAGTAAGTATCTAATAAAAGCTCAGTAGCCTTACCTACGAATCCGTATCCGATGATAGCAATTTGTTTATCTCGTCCCATTGTGTTTTTATTTCTTTCTGTTGATCCTTAATTTGTTTCTCTTGAAACATACCCTTTTGTTTCTGATGTTCCAATTCTTCCTGTAAGTGTTTCAATTGCCTTTTCTTTCTTCTCATTCCAGTTCTTTTCACTGCGCTCCTTGCCGTTTAGGACTTTAGTTGTGAATTTACTTTTAATAAGACGTTCTAAAGCTCGTTCCCGTCTCGCCTTTCTTCCACCAGTAGCGGAATATGTTCTATTTTTTCCGTGCATCATCTCTCCAAAAATTATTTTCATAAGCCATATCAATACCTATATATATGGCCACATTTACTAAAATACAAACTCCAAATAATACCCAACCTGCCATTATGCTCATTACTTTTCTCCTATAATGCCATCATAACCTTTGAATCTATAATAAACAGTAATCTCTTCTCCTGCTTTTATAGGTTTAACTGCATATAATGTTCTATCACCTGCTTCTGTAGTAATAAAACAATTAGGATCATTACTGTGATTAATGAATCCTCCTAAGGGTGTCCTTATCCATTCATGTCTATCTCTACTATGTACCAAGACATGTGTTTCTCCAAATACTGTTCCAGCATCAAACGCCTGTGCTGCATGTAATCCTAATCCATCTATTTTACTAGATTTTATTGTAAGCCCATCTGGTAATGGTCTATATGTGTCCATATCCCACGCCATATGTCCTAAACTACTTCTTCGATTATACCAAGGAACTCTGCTAATATAAGTAAAATTCCTGCCCAATATATCTGTCCTAAAATTAATGTCATTCCTGCACCAATTCTAAGAACACTTTTATACATGCTAACTTTAAAATGTCCGTCTATCTTCATGCGAATAAATCCTCCAATGTTGCTTGTGGTTCTGTATGCCAACCAATAGGTTTCAAAATGTTGTCCAACGGATCTACAAATGCCTTCTGCCATATTGTATCATAGTCAACATACTTTTCTAATTCAAATTCCGTTGGTAACTTTCCTACAAATGCAATGGTGTTTTCTCCTATTACATTTGGTTCTTTAAGATAAACAAATTTAATCTTATCACCTTCTTGTATTTTCTCATACTTCAATTTAAGATCTAGTTTATCTAAATAATAGTTATATAACAAACCACCTCGAACATGTATAGGTGTTCCTTTACTGTAAATATCAGCAACACTCTTATACTTTGCCATATTATTACACCCTCGAGGAAATGCTATTTCTTCTACTGACTTGCCATTAAATTCTTTCTTAGTGTTCTCTATAAACGAATGTAAGTTATCCTCATCACTTGTTAATATTAACCTAACCGCCTCCCTTAGAGAGTCTCTAATAGGTCCAGGTGTACTACTTCTTACAATTTCTAAACCCATAACCTTTAGTTTAGGTTTTGTAAGTCTTAGTCCTTCGTCATCATATACATTTAAGGCATATCGTTTTTTAGCAACAAAGACACCTTTATCTGCTATAATCTCTCTCTTAAAGTCTAACTTATTAGCAAACGCATTAGTATAGTTGGCAAGTTTTGTCATTGCCTGTTCAATTGCTGGTTCTATTTTTTCTGTTGCAATCTTGTCAATTAGATCAATTGTTTTATCTTTACCTTTATCAGGGAAAAAGTTTTCAACCATATCCTTTAATGTAACATAACAAGAATCAGTATCAGAATAAAAAGAATAAGTTTTATCTTCCGTGCCACAGACTTTGTTAACATAATTATCTAATGCCTTTGCAGTATCTCTAATAACTAATTGCCCTGTCATTGTAATACCTTCTGCAATCCTATCATCATAGAATCTAAAGTATTGGTTAGCGAGGGCACCATATAAACTGTTTAATTGAATCTTTCTTGCCATTTGGAAGTTGTTATATTTACTAACTTCATTCTGATAAACTTTAGCACCTGTTTCTTGGAACTTCCTTTGTGCTTCCTGCATTAGTTTTTTATACTTCAATCTATCATCAAAAAACTTCTGTACTATCTCAGGAAACAAACCTTGTTTATCTCTCTTGTAGCAAGTACCATTAGCTGCCATGGCATAGTTCTTTTCTTTTAACTTATCTAACTTATACCTTTCCAACAAGTCGTCAACCTTAACATCATAGGTGTAATCACTTACGATAGTTTCAGGACTCATATTGTACTGCATAAGAATAGAAGGATATAGGGAAGTAGCGTCAAAACTAGCAACCCAATCGTAACCTCCAGGAACAGGTTCCTGTACATAAGCACCTTCAATTTGTCTATCTTTTCTACCACCGCCTTGGTGTATAACAATTTTCTTCTCCCACAAGTGATTGTAGAGTAAACTATCCCAGGTTCTAACTGCTGAGAACACATCATTATAATTACACTTAGCGTCATATGCCATTGTAATAGCAAGTTCAATAAGTTTCATCTTATCTTCTAACTCATCAACAAGAACTGTATCTACAATATTATATTCTACAAATCTATTCCAATCACCTTCATAAAACTCTTTAAATGTGTCAAAACCAGATTCTAGTTTTTTGTGTCCTAGTTCTGTCTGTGCAATAAAGTCTAGTTTGTAAGACTCTCGAGTTACATAAGTAAACTTCTTATATAAGTCTAAATAATCTAATTGTGCAACACCTACAATTTCATAAGCAGTCATTTCCCTTGCTTGGAATCTAATGTTACGTCTTTGAACAATGCCAAAAGGAGAAAACTTTTTGTGTTCGTCTTTTCCTAAAACTGCTTCTGTTCTTGCTAACAAATAAGGTATATCAAATAATTGACTGTTCCAACCTGTAATAATATCTGGTGTATTGTCTCTCCACCATCCTAGGAAATTTGTAAGTAATTCTTTCTCATCTTCACATGCAACATATTCTATATCTAAATGTTTTGTATCCTCTCCTGGAGTAAACTCCCCAAGTCCGAAAGTTGTTATCTCTTTGGTGTTGTTATTTTGAAGTGTGATAACTAACATCTTCTCGCTTGGAGAGTCTACATTCGGAAAACCATGTTCCGAAGTCGTCTCTATATCAATAGAGTAAACCTGTATTTTCTTAGCATCCCATTGTATATCGCCGGGATAGTTTTCTGTTATGTATTGATAGCCATAATAGTTTTGGCCATATATTGGAAAATTAGATACATCTTTATATCTATCAAAAAAGGCAGTTGCCTCTTTGTTTGTCTCGAATTGGATAGGTGACACAGGGTCACCATAAATTGATTTGTATTCTGATGGTTTTTCTGATTTTACAAACAGGGTTGGGCGGAAATCACGCTTTGTGGTAAAACGACCTCCGTGCTTATCAACTCCACGAACCAAAATTTTATCACCATAATGTCTTGCATAAGTATAGAAATTCATTAATCACAACACCATTTATTCATACTGTATTATAGGCTCTTACGAACCAAGAGTCAATTATAAATCTTTAACTCTGGTCCTGTTGCGCAAGTGGCCTTCTGCTATTTCTGCTTTACTTGCACCATGATATGAGACTGCATGATGTTTTTGTATCATAAGCTCATTTATGTTTGTTCTGTCATCTAGACTAAGAAATTCACCGAGGATTCTTCCGTACTTGCCTTTTTTATCAAGCCTCGTTTTGAGTATAGCTCCGTCTTTAAGTTGTTCTGTAATGAACGCCTTTGCCATAAGTCCATACCTTTTTTCTTCGAGGTCACGGGTTCTACTTTCTGGGGTGTCAATACCGTATAACCTAATTCTTTGTTTCTTAAGCCATACACCGAAGCCCAGGTCGATATCCACATCTACTGTATCTCCGTCTACTATTTTAACAACACTAATTCTGTATTCATACATTTATTTACCTTTTAATTGTTTCGTTTAAGACTTTTTTATTTATAAGCTCAGGCTGTATGATACCTGAACCATATCTTTTATTATACTCATTCTTCATTTCAACTTCTGGCTCGTATAACGAAACAACATGGGTTGGGAAAATAGGAACTTTATGTTCCTTTGCAAAGGGGGCATAAGGAGCAAGTCCCACGCCAAATTCTGTTTCAGAATCTCCCTTCGGTTGCATGAATATAATTGCAGGTTTGGTTAATATCAAAAATTGTTTATCCTCGATTTCAGCCTCGTTAACATCTGCTATTAATTCTTCGCCTGTGGTTAATTTTACTATCTGAACGTTTGACATGCTCCTTATCTCCTATAATTATTTAATTTCTATCACTTGTGGTTTCTGGGATTCTGGAATAACATTTAATAATGCAATTGATAAAATACCATCAACATATTCTGCAGAACTAATTTCAATAGTATCTGCAAGGTTCCAGGCTCTTTTAAAGTTTCTGCCACCTATACCTTTATGTATATAGTCAGCATCTTCCTTTTCAGCTTGTGAACCTTCTACGATTAGAAGTGAATTTTTATTGTCTGCTTCTTTTCGTATTGTTATCTCATCTTTCTTAAAACCTGATACGGCAATTTCAATAAGATAGTTTTCTTCGTCCACCTTTTTAACATTGTATGGAGGATAAGAACTTTGGACACCAGGATTAGATGCTGTGATAGCATCAAACACTTTGTTGAATCCAATAAATTCTCTCTCTATTTGTGGAAATGTTGAGACAAAATTGTCCCAATTTGTAGTTTTTACTCTAACCATTTTTTTCTCCTTTATTAAGCGAGTTATTAAACTGCAGACCCATAATTGGCATCTGCTATAATATATATAATACTTTTATTCAAAATTACAAGTTCTTTTGGTATTAATTTACCCTAATTGAAAATATAATATACACTTGACCTAACTAAACCAGGTGGAACGACTTCTCCGCTTCCATGCCACATCTTTTGTGCATTTGTTATAAAATATCCTGTATTAGATACAAAAGGAACTTTTATATAAGGTTCATATTCAGGGTAGCCATTTATATTACTCTTATAAAATTCTGTTCCTGTTTCTTTTAAGCCTTCATCATCTGGTAAATATATTTGCATTGCACCTTCAACACCTTCATTATCTCTATGTGCATTTATCTTATATCCAGGTGCGTCTTCCCATAACGATGCTTTTACATTGGTAAACTTTTTTCCAGATAGTTCTTTTATCTGTGATAGTATTTCACTAGGATTGTCTATTAGAAGAGGCCAAGAGAGTCTTTCTGTTTGATTATAAACTCCTGAAGATGGAGTTTCCTTTTTAATTTTATTAAAAACTTTTATAGTTTCATCGTCAAAAACTCCACCAAGCAAGTATAAAGATTCTCCATCAATTGTTGACTTCAAATATCTTGCTTCGGAAATTTCCAATCAATTAACCTCGTTAGATAATAGCATAAAACACATATAAAGATACACCCAATCATCCTTGGAATAGAATCACTTGGTGGCTCTATGTTCAGTTATTTTGTTTTTTTGCCTATGTTATACTTTGGTATCAGCTCCCATTCACCTTTCTCTTTAAACGAAATAATTTTTATTTGGCTTAAAGGTGCATAGTCTAGTTCTTGTTCTGTAACTATGTCTAGTAGACCCCAATCGGATAATAGTTTGCCTATAGTGTTCCTTCGTTCTAAATCATTGTCTTGGAAGTCAGCTTCCTTGCCGTCTAAAGCAAAAAGTTCTTTAAAGTGTGTTATAAAGTATCTACCTTTCTTATGCAAGATATGGCAGGACTGATATAATACTTTGTCCTTTTTTGAAGCTACTCCAATTCTTGACAATGTTTCACGAACCTTAAGGAAATCCTCTGGATCTTTCAGTGAAACTTCTAAGGGTGTGTACCCTGGATAGTCAATATTAAAGTAATTCTCTTGATCACTCATTTCAATACGTCTCGTTGTTTTAATTCTATAAATTTAAGTTATAATACCTTATTTATAGTTTGCCACCTTTAGACGTACTCAAATGTAGCTTAATTAAGTCTATATCCGTCTGAGAAAGCAGGTTTAATGCTTCTTTTGCCTTAAAAAAGCTATATCCGAAGAATTCTTGTATAGTTTCTATATTCTCTTCTTCAGACTTTAACCATTTATTGTATCGTTTGGATTTTCTTACCACACTCTTAAGAAAGTCATATTGTAACTTTTTATCCAAGTGAGGTCTTGCATTCATTTCATTTCCTGCAATAACCGTGTCTTTTCCAAATCCCATTGCACGATTAACGATGAAAGCATTGTATTCATTTTCTGTTCTTTCATCTACAATTAAGTTGTCTTTAGTATAGTTGATGCTATTAGCAAAATCGAAGGGAGATATCTTTTTAAGTTTCTGCTGAAACTCCTCCTCGTCTATTTCTTCTATAGGTTCTCCAAAACCTTCTAGAATTGCTTTTTCAACCATCTCCAAATCCTTGTTGCTAATATGTATGTTATAGAACCTACAAAGAACCATATGAAAAAGTTATACCACCAATTACTCATGATAAACCCCATATAGTTACCAATATAACTATTAATACTAATATCTGTTCTATAGTCATATTAACCAAAACTGTAACTGATTATTAACATTATAATTATAAAATATATCGTCAATATTTTTATGTCTGTATCATTATCCATTAGAAATGCCTTAAAACTCCTGCTATAATAAAAAAGCAGGTTATGAAGTTTACACCTACGACTATTGTCCTAAGGATAGCCACCATATCTGCTTCCCTGGAATCATCGCTTGCTTTCTCTCCTAATGACATACACCACAATTTCCATAATCTACTTAAAGTCAATGTATTGCCCTTCTTTTAAAATACTGTAACCTTTTAACAATAGCTCAGTTACAGTGGTTTCCCTTATTTTAGCTTCTTCCTTGATTTCTTCCTTCAACGATGAAGGGACACGAATTATGATATTTGTGTCTTTAGACTCTTTTTGTGCCATTTACTTGAATTCCACATTCGCCATAATTTCTGTCAAACAAGCTGTCAAGTTAATCTCCTGATCTGCAACAAATGCTGCTTTATACTGATAATCAGCAATTAACAAGACTAATTGAGGAATGCTCTTAATCTCAGGAAGTAGAGTATCGTATATCTGTCTAAATATACCCTGAGGGTCTGTATCTACACTATTTACTACCCATTGTCTCATCTTCTTCCAATCCTTTTCCCTTAGACTCTCTATAAGGGCCTTAGCATTGATTTCCTGGAAGTTACTTAATATACCCTCATCAACTTTATTCCCTGCGCTGTAACGCTGCAGTTCATTTATAACCCTTCTATAATCGGGAAAATACTTGTTTAAGAGCTCCGCTAGTACCCTCTGATTGTACTCTACACCCTCGGTATCTAGTATGTACTCCATCCTTTTTAGGAACTTAGAGGCTAATACAGGCTTATCTGAGGGTGCTAATTTAAAGTCTATAACAGTAGTCCTGCTATGTAGAGGGTCTATAAGTCTATTGGCATAGTTACATGTAAATATAAATCTACAGTTCTCAGAGAACGTCTCTATGAACCCTCTGAGTGCTGGTTGTACACTATCCCTATTCATGTAGTCTGCCTCATCTAGGATAACAACCTTAGTCTTACCCTCAAATGAAACAGCACTAGCAAAGTTTCGTATCTTAGTTCTGAGGGTATCTATTTGCCTACCTTCATCACTACCATTAATTATAATATAATCACAACCCAACTCATTACATAATGCGCGTGCAATAGTTGTTTTGCCTGTTCCGGCACTACCACTTAATAATAGATTAGGAACCTCTCCCTTTGCTATAAATTGTGTGAACTGTTCTTTTACCTCATCAGGTATAATACAGTCCTCTATGCGTGAGGGTCTATATTTCTCGACCCATAAAAATTGTCCTGGTTCCATATTCTACTTACTCCAAACTAGCGAACTATTTTTGCTCCAAAATTCTGGCCTTTTTTTCCTCGACATTTTTGGATTATCTGATTTTCTCCTTAACCTCAGTCGAATCTGAGAGAGACAAATCTATATGCTTACCTTCTGCCTCAGCAATAGCATCATCTAAATCACCAAAGGTTTCTAACTCATTACTAACAGGCTCATCATTTAAGCTAGTAGTAACAGCAGGCCATCCAAATGCTTTAACATTATCTAAAACATTTTCTGGTTTACTCTTTTCATAAGGATCGCCTTCAATATCATCTCCAAATCCTTCTTCAACACCTGACCAGACAAGTTCTTTGTCGTCATATATGCCTGCATATCTCCATGACCTTACACCAAATCCTAGGTTGTCTTTTCTAACATCCATACCTAATTTAATAGTAAAGTCTGCACTACCATCTGGTAGCAATTTAACATTAACAAGGTTCTGATCTATTGCCCACTCGTTCATAACGAATGTATCATTAACACTAACGCAATAAATATCATCTATTCCTGCTAGTCTAAACTCATGGTATAGAGCTTCGAAACCTGGTAACTGTTGACCAGAACATGTAGGTGTAAACGCTCCAGGCAATCCAAATACCACGATCCTTTTTCCTTCGAATAAATCTATAGAATTAAGATCAATCCACTTGCTTACGCCGTCGATTGTTTTAACATGCTTCTTGAAAACTGCTGGAGGTATTTGTGGGTTTAACTCACTCATCTGTTTCCTCCGATGTAAATACATCTAACTCACCCTTCATTACTTTTCTCACGAGTGAGATAGCTGGGTTGGGGCGAGTAAATATATACTCAACTGTCTCACCAAATTTGTTGAATTCTACTATCCAACCATTTGTTGCCTCTCTTAGAGAGACTTCTAATTTCTCTTCGTCCATTGCGACTCCTTATATATCTGATGAACGCTCAAGCGCCAACCAGTATTTTAATTCACCCTTACTACTCTCTAAGAACATAAATTTCTTCTGAGAAAGAGTTACACTATAACTACCAGGGATAACCTTAAAGTTTTCCATTGCTAGTTTAGCATCAAAGGTTTTGTCTGTTGTTCCTATTACTTGTCTAAAACTATTAGACTTAGGTGTACTAGGGTCACCAACACTAACTACAACCTCTCCATTATCGCCTACGACACTTAACATAGGTCCTGCTGTAATAGCAGCAGCCTTAAGTATCATGTCTACATCTTCTTTTGTTAAATCAAACTGAAAGAAGTTGTCTACATCAATACTCTTGTCAGGTGCACTAACAATAATATTAGGATCTGCATAGAAATATTCAAATCTAGAATTGCCTTTTGTAACAATAAGAGACTCGTCTCCAAACTCAACGTCTGTGTCTTCCATTAATGTAAGTAATGAAAGCAAACTATTTAGATCATAGATTGCGAATTCTTTAGGGAAGGATTCTGTAACCTCAGTTCTGGCAAATATGTTTTTACCTGTACTGATAGTTGAAAGCTTGTTGCCTTCTCGAACCAGAATGTTTGTGTTGATTGTAGCAAAGTTCTTGAGGACTTCAAGAGTTTGTTTACTAATTTTCATAATATACTCCAAATTTAAATCTATAAGTGTATTATAGATTCTTTCATACTAAAAGTCAATATAGTAGGGTACCGTTTTAGGTATTATGTTCTACTAAAGTTCCAGCAGTACCATCATCAATAGCTTGAATGCTATATGAGATGTTATTATCAGTGCAATAAGTTTTAATTGATGTTTGAACTGCTGTCCAATTAGAACTCTTTAATGCGCCACCATTTCCTGTAGCAGACTCTATCAACGCTTTATGTGCATCCCAAGTTGCCTTGTCTGGTGCTGTTAGTGTTGCAGTAAGTGTTAATTCATCTTCTGATAAAGAATAACCTGCCTCAATACTTTTATCAGCATAATCAGCTAATCTCTCTGTATGTAGGTCTGCATCATAATCAGATATCTTAGGCCAATTAACTCCTGTATTTGGTCTAGTATAAATTTGCCTTACGACGTATGCCATTTTAGTCTCCCAATAATTGTCTTACACTCTTATTTATAAGAGTTTTGTCTTTAATTTTTTAAAAAAGGTAGGCTTCCATATCATCTGGTAAGTCTTCAAACTCTAATAATCCTAATCCTTCATACCCAGGTCTAACTTTATCGGTTAACAATCCTATTCGTTTAAGATTAGGAATTACTCTTCTTAAGAGATGTTTTCTCGTGAGCCTAAAGTTTCTACCTAGTTCAGTTGTTTCAAATTCACATGCAAAATTGTGTGCTCCTACAGGATCAAATCCAAATTGTTTATAAAACCCTGGTGCAAAACCAACTCTATTGAGTAATGTAGTGCAACATTCTAAAGCATACCCTGCTCTATATTCTATCTCATCTTGGGATAACGTCTTTAGATAATCACCTAAATAATTAATACCAAATGTAATATGCCTTGCTTCGTCTTGTAGTATTAAATCCATTATTTGTCTTAGTAAAGGGTCATTGGTATTTTGTCTACATATTTGGAATGTACTTACTGCTAATCCTTCCACTACTATCTGTACAATAATAAATTTTAAATCCCACTCCTTAGAAGCTAGTGCTATATCAAATATATTTTTTACACCCTCTTGGATAGGGTAGACACAACCATATCTTTCTGCAATATACCTACTCATAGTTTCTGCATGCCTCGCTTCATCAGCAGCCTGTTGTGCTGCAAATAATTTTGCTTGGTATGTTGGTGCACATGAAACAAGTTGGCCACAACATATAGCTCCCATTTGTTCTCCATGTAAGATAGATGATAATTGCCACAGGTTTTTATGCTTCTGAAATTCTCTCTTATCATCATCAGAAAGCTCTCTATATGGCCTATAATTAAACCAAAAAGGATCGTCTCCCTCAGGCCATTGTCCTAATACTTTAATATCTCCTGGGTGTTCTAAATCCCATTCAATATCCTTAGTAGGATTCCAGGCTCTCTCTTTACCCAACTCATATATTTTTCTAATACGAGTGTCCTCATTTTTATAATCCCAATTATAATAAGAGTCCAAAGGTGTAGAAAAAGACTCTGCTAAGTCTGAATCATTCTGAGATGGAAACTCCTGAAAGCTATCAGGAGTAGTTATTTGAGTGATTTTCATATCAATATTTATACATCTAATCGTCTAAGTAGTGCTTCACTGCATGGATATCATGTTCGTTTAGTGCAATAATAGCGTAATGTAAAACCTTCATTAGATCACGTCTGTGGTCTTCATGGTTGCCTTTTTTTCCATATCGTTGTGCATACTTTAGAATATTACCTATGGCAAATCCAATTCCGTGTCCACAATCACTGATAAATTCCGTTGATTGGAATTTGTTTTTACTGTAATGGCCATTATAAGTTTCATCGATATAAGATTGGAGCTCCCTAATGAGAGCTCCCTCGTTGAACTTATAAGGTACATCGCCTTTTTTATTCTTCGGCATCTTCATGTATCTCCTGTTCTGTTTGGCTTTCAAAATCTGCTGCAAGTTCTACTGTAGGATCTACCTTAGTGTACAGATCTATAAAAGCCTGTTTGGTGTCATCATCAAACCTGTTAACACAAAGTTGAACAGCCTTCTGCTTATCACCAAATACTGCAAACGCATTAACAATATGTTCCAACCTTCTAGTTGAAATCAACTCGTCAATTGCTCCATCGTAATAAGTTCTTCTTATTACATCACTCCAAGTTACCAAGTGAGTTGCAAACTCATCGTCTTCAATATTAGCCTTAGCCATTTTATTGATAACGATCTTTTTCTCGGTAGCCATTGTAGGGTACTCCTGCTCCACGGTTATAGCAAACCTTTCTAGGAATGCCTCGTCTAGTATGTTGGCAGAAATAAATTTGCCATCATCTGAACCTCGGCCTTTAGTGTTGGCTGTTGCAACAATGTTAAAGCCGGGAGCAGGAGTTACGGTTTCGCCTGTTTTCTTGTTAAAGTAGGGCTTGCCTTCTAATATTGCTTGTAAGCACATCAGCTTGTTTGAGCCTCTATCTATCTCATCAAGAACTAGGACTGCCCCGCGTTTCATCGCGGTGAGGACTGGGCCTTCCCTATAAACGACGTTACCGTCAACTAGAGTATTGCCACCGATCAAATCATCCTCGTCGGTTTCAATACTAATATTCACTCTTATTGCCTCTCTTTTAAGATTAGCACATACTTGTTCAACCATTGTAGTCTTACCATTACCTGATAAGCCACTAATAAAGATTGGGTAAAACATATTACCTTGTAATACGGATTTCAAGTCTTTGTAGAAACCAAATGGAACAAAAGTATCGTCCTTACTTGGGATCAAGTCTTGAACTTCAACTCTTAATTTGGCTTGAACAACCTCTACTGGTTGAGTTTCAACCACTGCAAGTGGAACCCTAGCTTCTTGAGCTGCTACTGGAGCTGCTGGTTTTGCTACTGTCTGTCCACTGAACATGGTTGTAAGATTGTAGATGCCTCTGTCTACTTTATAGTCTGGTTTGTTTACCAACCAAGCTGGGAAACCAAGTCCTATTTCAGTAGCAGCCTCTATAATCTGCTTTCTTGTAAAAACACCTGTGCCATTGTCTTTGGACTCCAGGTTACTAATTAAGTTTTCTCTATCTATTGCTTTCATATTTAATGTCCTCACATTTAATTATTTAATATACCGTTATTATGCACTCTGATGAACCAAGAGTCAAGCATTTTTTCAAAAGATTTGCACATTTTTACGCTACTAACTCTATGATTTGATTAAGGAAAACTCTTTGGGTTGTTTTACCCTTCTGAAATTTCCTAAATCCTCGAAGTAAATCTCCTTTTTTGTTGGATTTTACCTCTAATTCTTCGTCTTTTATCTCTAGTTCTCCCTTACCTTTAATAAGGAACCTAGCACTGTATCCAAAGTCGTCTTCAACTCTCATGAACTTCTTAGCCAATGTTTCTTTCCAAGTATCCTCTTCAATGTAACCTCTAGATTTCTTGTTAAAAGAATTGTTCCTAGCATACTCTGATTCAAAGCCTCTCCTAGAGTTGTCATCTAGTAAGTGGAAGTTGATTAGAGTAGACCCTGTAACTTTCTTATAATACTCTAAAAGTAAAAGCACATTTTCTTGTCTGTTACTTCTGTACCAGCCATCGTTATCGCTTGGGATTGAAAAACTAGCTGCTCCATCTTTTAATACGAACTTCTGTTCGCCTCTGTAATACTGTTTTTGACCTTCTTCAGTAACGAATGTCATGTCATCAGTTGGATCACCGTCTGTTAAAACGATTGTAGTCAATTTTTCTACATTGTAATTCTTTTGGAACCTTTGTGCTAACTTAGGAGCCAATGTCAATGCTGACATTAATGGAGTACCACCAAGTCTAAAATACCTGTTGTAAATCTGTACAGATCTGCCATCAGCTAAATCATTGTAGTATCTATGTCTTTCATAACCTTTCTTCATTAACTGTAGGTATGCCATTGTGTCGTTCCATTGAACATTGTTAACCTTAGAGCTAAGTAGGTGTGCAAAACAAAAGTCTCTTCTACCACCCTCTGCTGTAAGTTCACCTTGTAATTGTTTAGCAGTAATGTCCCTCTCACCTGAAGGACCATTGTCGCTAAATCCATAAACATCAAAAGGAATGTTAACCCTTCTGCAGAACATTGCCATCGTTTCCATTTGTTCTAATGTACCCTTCATTTGTCTGTGCATGCTACCTGACATGTCTACGAACATTAGGATACCATGATTCTTACCTTGTGGTACAATTTGAGTTTGGTGGAAAAGATCTTCAGTAATTTTGTAAGCCCAAAGTTTGTCCTCATTCAACTTACCTGTTTTAGAAATTTTAGATTTCTTAAATGAAGTAGCTGCTTTTCTAAGTTCAAACTGTTGAGCCATTGAGTTGATTATAGATCTTTGTTTTGGTTCAAACTCTTTCCAAAGTTTTTGACCATACCCTTTGATATCTTCTATCTCAATTTCTGACCATGAATCTTCACGCTTATATTCACTTACTCTAGCACAATTATCGTTGGTCCAATCATATACTTCTTCCATTGGAATAACAAAGTCAGCTACTTCACCGTTGAATGGTTTAACATGAATAAGTTCTTTTGATTCTTCATCAACTAAACCTTTCTCATTTTTTCTAAACTGTGAATCTGTAATTGAGTGTCCATCATTTTCTAGGTACTCACTAATTTCATCTAGAAGATCTTTTTCTTTCTGTGCTTCTTCAATAGCTTTTTTGTCTGCTACTTCTTCTGCATCAAGCTCTTCTAGTTTTTCTTCCAATGCTCTTCTTTCATCATAAGTCATACCGTCATAGTATGATCTAGTAGTATGTTCGTCGTTGCCTTCTTCATCAGAAAAGTCTGGATGTTCTTTACCGTTATCGTAGGCATCATCTATAATTTCTTTTCTACGCTGGGATTCTTCTTCGTACTCTTCCAATGATTTGGATTTTTGTTCTTCTATTTCTTCCCTAGCTTCTTCCCTAGCTTCTGACCTTTGTGTCATTTCCTCTTGTCCTTCTTCTGTAAAAGGATGAGGCATGTTTTTTTCAATAAATTGTGAAAGGTCTTCTTGTCTTTCCTGTTGTTCCTGTTTGTGGTTACCATAAAGTTCTTCAGCAAGTTTCATAACCTGTTCGAAAGTTTTGACTTTACCAATTCTTTCTACTAAATCTTTTTCGTGGTCTGCAAAAGTAACACCAAGTAGATTGCCTACTTTATAATGTAAGTTCACTCTATCAATAAGTGGTAGTTGGTCAACATCTAAATTACCAAGACCAAAGAAGTCTTTTTCAAATAGTTCTTTGTAACCTTTGTGGAAGGACTTAACTAAACCAGGATACCTTGCTTTAATTTTCTTTTCAATACGAACATCTTCAACAACATTAAGGAATGCTTTTTTGTTCATGTCGTCAACTACGAAATCATGCCATCCTTCTTCAGGAGTTTCATGTGCGTGTCCTACTTCATGTCCAATAAACAGATCATATAAATCTGTAGACATTTCCTTCCATACTGGAAGCATTAAAACTCTGTTCTTAACATCAAATGCCGCTGTAGGCATATCTTTGTCGTGAACTATTTCAATGTTCTCGGTTGCTAAACATTTTGCTAATATTGATTTGGTTTCTATCTGGTTCATATCTTATAAAAGTCCTTACATTTTTATTTAATATACCGTTATTATGCACTCTGGTGAACCAAGAGTCAAGCATTTTTTAAAATCTTTTTCTACAGAGAATCAAAGACTTAGGAGTCTAGACTTATAAAAGTCGAATTTTTCTTGCTCTCTACGCACTATTTCTGAGTCCAAAACGTCATTTGGATACCCTAGTGAGGTTTTCTTGAATTGTTCTGCACTAAACCCTAAGTTCTGGAACCTATTAAAGAAGGTCCAAGCACCGCGTTTTAAGGGTTCTCCTTTAGCAAAATCTAGTTGTAACTCTTGTGCCAACCCTACACAATCTTGTCTTGTTATGCCGTCATCTCGTGTCCAGCCACCCTGTCCATCTAATTCATATCCATAATGTCCTGGATTCTTAGACATTAGACTGCCATCATGTGGGTGTATGTATAGTGGATGATATGAAACTACGTCTACGGGGCAGTCTGGCTGCATTAACCACTCGTTATTGGCTCGTAATGTATCAGGTGTATCGTGTGGCAATCCAACAATTAAACCTGTAAGTATAATCATCTCAGGACATTCCTCTCGTAATCTCATAAGTCCTTCTTTAAGTTTCTCACCTGGCATACCCTTACCTATTGCTTTACCTGATGCTGTATTAAAGGATTCAACTCCAAAAAATACACTTCTAAGACCACTCTCATATAATTGTTTTGCTGTCTCCCAATGTGATACTATCAGATCTAATCTAGCAAAACTACTGAACTCAATATTGAAATCCATTTTCATAAATTCCTCATGGAACCTTTCTACTTTCTCTGGACTATCATTATAAGTATCATCACAAAACATAAACCCTGTACTGCCAAATCTATTATTGGCATCTTCTATTTCTTTTCTAACTAATTCAGGAACTCTATTGAACTCCCATATCTTTTTACCATTAAGATCATAACTACAATAGCTACATTTAAATATGCAACCCCTAGCAATTTCTATTGGTAAGTGTTCGTTAGGAAATATTAAATCATCTTCGTCCCATAATATAGAACAGGTTGAAAATCTTTCAAACCCTAAACTTAATGTTCTTTTAGATGGTCTTTTCTCTTCTATTTCTTTTGTGATTTGTAGAACACTTTCCTCACCTTGCCCATGTATAATAATATCAAATGTTTTATCATCAGGTCTTATATGGTTTGCTTTGTGTCCGCCTGCTACAATTTTACAATCAGGATTAATAGATCTTATTTCATCTACTAATTCTTCCCAATCATCTCTTCCTGTAACAGTCATTTGTGCAGTAAAAACATTCGTTCTGTTTTTACCTGTTTGGAGCATGCGTTCATACTCTAAAAATGTAGTACTAAGGCCAACCCATAAGGTATCTTTACCAACAAATTTTTTAATTATGCTTATAAGTTCTTCTGTTGACCACTTAGTAAAGTATTCTATAACCTGTACTTTGTATCCATTAGCTCTGAGCTCAGATGCTATACGATATGTCCCGGCATATCTTCCAAAACCGGGACTACATATATCTGTGAATAGTATTATATCAGGCATCTCATCAGTATTTATATACTGACGTCGAGACTAATTGTTAACTCTCTACCACCTGCACTATACCCTGGTAAAATTTCAAAGTGTCTGTTCATAACATCTTTGATCTGGAAACCTAAACGATATTTTCTATCGAAATAATAACCTACATTAAGGTTAAATGTTGACATGTCGTCTATAGGTCTACCATCAAACTCTAATCCTTTATCGTAAGCACCTACATATTCAATCAGGTAATCAAAGTCATTCCAACCATTGTAGTAGGATATCTTTGTTTGATATTTAGGTACTCTAATCTTATCAGTGTCTGTGTATTGTGCCAACACATACCAACTTCCGTTCTCAGTTATGATATGATTAGCATACTTAATACCTGTAGATGTGTACTCTCCAGAGTTTACATATCTATATTGCATAAAGTTAAAATCAATACCTTCATCAAATTCATATCTCCATGCAGTAAACTTAGCATAACTTATTTCAGCACCTTTACCTTCCTCAGGTTTTAGGTTAGGGTTTGCACCAACCCAATCATCTCCAAATCGTTCATATAAATTAGGAGATCTAAAACTGTTACCTAAAGAAAACTTAACACCTTTTAAGTCTAATCCAAATTTAAATATGTTTGTTGAGTCTTCACGACGATAACCAACTCCAAAATGTTTATTTTCCCAATTAACATATACTGCTGGTCTATCTTCTTCTAGATCATTGTACTCTTCTTTTTGATATGTTGCACCTAATAAAAAGTCACCAACACTTTCCTTAACATCAATATAATATCTATTATTATCTGATTGCCAAGTTTTATCTCCTGCACTAAGATGTTCAGTATCATTTCTAGTGGCACCTATTGTTAACCAATCGTTTCTTATTGATGTTGTTAACTTTGTGCCATTTTGTTTACAGTCATCTGTATTACTCCAGTCAACTGCATAACAATTATCATAATCATATTCATAATCTGTAACTGTAGAAACAAATTTAAATCCTTGCCACTCCATATTAGATTTTAATGTTGTATTTTTAAACCAATCGTCTTCACTATTGTCTGTCATTACAGAGCCGCTAGTACCATGGTATCTTGATACAAGTAAATGCTTATTACCAAACATCACATAGCTTTGGTCTTCACCACCTTTACTATATAATACGTCTTGCCAATATTCATCTTCTATCAATACTGTTCCTGCCATACTTGAACTTCCAAATAATACAGAGTTAGGTCCTGATATTACTTTGTAAGATTGATATGCTGGAATGTCAACACCAAAGTCATACCAACCAGAGCCAGGATCGTTTACAGGAATTCCATTTCTAAAAACTGCTGTATTCTTTACGTCAGTTCCTTTTAATGTTGCTCCAATAAAACCACCCCTGCCTCCAGGTGCATATACTTTAATGGGTTCTATTGCTTCTATTGCCAGGTTATCTGTTTCAGGATCTGAAAACCCGTTTGAGATAGTTGATCCAACTACTATAAGTTCTTCTACATCGCTTTGTTGCGCATAGACAGACGTGGCCAATAAGGCCACGACTAATACTACCAAATTTTTCATAATGTACTTAAAATTTATTTGTTATAATATTCTGCTACTTCCGTGCAGCCCCTAATACCCATTGGAACATAACCAGCATGTCCACATGGATACTTATATCGTTCCACCAAGTCTCGGTGTTCGATACTTCTCCTTTTACCATGAGTTCTGTTTACATAAGACTGTGCGTATGTACCTAAGTTTAACATACGATCAATCTCCATGTAATTAAACCCAGAGTCTTTCATGTAACCCACATCAATATCCCTACATCTAGGTAGAGTATTATCTGGATTTACATACCAACAGAAGTCTTCCCTAACTCTAGGTAAACTTACTCTTGGTTCAATGATAGTTCCGTCAGGTAGAATTAAAATACTAGGTTGATAATAATGCCTGTAATTACCTTGCCTACGTCTTGATTCATACCCACCGTGTCTATCATAGCGTTCGGTGTAATAAGGATAGTCTTCCCTATATTGTTTGTCTTTTTGGATTTCGGAACCTAAGATTCCGCCAAAGATAATACCAGCAATTACATCACTTGTATCTGCTGCCTTTACAGGAGTTGCAATAAAGATTGCTGCTAAAATAACTCCTATTACTATTAATTTTTTTCTCATCTGGACCTCCATTAATATATATACAAGTATTTAAGCACAATTTATACCTTTTGTAAAGGCTTTTGTTGTGTTTTTGGTCCTCTACTTCTTTTAATTTTTTTGTTTCGTTTTTCTAATCTATCAGTTACTTCTTTAGGAGACATCCAAAAGTCTTTGCCATCAATCATTTGTTTCATCTCTTGTGTAGTTAAGAAGTCTCTATATACGGACTGGAATAAATTCCTAGCCCACTTATCATCTGCTTGTACGCCTGCTAATTGTTCGTTACCTTTACCCCAATTACCTGAGCTGTATGTATGGAACATAAAATGACTATGTTCAGATATTTCACATACTTCTGCGCTTAAAAATATTAGAGTTGCTGCTGACATACACATACCTTCTACCGAGGCAATTACTGTTGCAGGACTTTCTGAGATTGCTTTCATTAATTGTATTGCCGAGAACATATCTCCGCCACTAGAATTAATATGGATTATAACAGCATCATGTTCACTAGACATTCGTAGTATCTGATTCCAGTCTTGATACTCTTTTGCCTCCCCTATGATACCTGTTAGATATAAATCAAAAACACGGGCAACAGGTCTTTCGTAAGCGTTGCCCGTGGGTTGTATGTTTATTGGTTTTGTTGGACTAGATTCGCTCATAATATCTCGTTACCGCCTTTATTTTTTCAACTTGTTTATCAATTATTGCCGTTCTATTGGGCCAATGTATATATTCCTTCTCAGGATTTTTCTGCAAGTTAAACAGTAAAGGTAGTATGAGATCTTCTACATCACGAAGTTTAGTTGCCACATCAGATTCAATTAGAGCTCTATGCTCATTAATCATTCCGGAGTTATCAGCTGTCAGTATCTTGGCTTCTAGCTGCTGTAATTTATCCATTATCTTATCTTCATCAACGGACGGAGCTACTTGTTGAGTTGCCGGTTGGTCCGGTTCATCAACTGCCGTAAAACCAAAATCAAATTCTTCTGCCATATTATTTTCCTCCTACTACTATTTATGCCTGCTTGAGGTGTTTGGATTGTCTTTGGTACTTCTTTATTTTCTTTTCTAGAGCTTTGAAAGCACGCTCTAATTTGAACTTTGAAACTCTTCCTGTAAAGTTTTGGCCTACCATATGATCGTATTCGTGTAGTATAACTCTAGCACCTATCCCTTCATATGTTTCAGTCTTCTCTTCACCCTCAGAAGTATGATACATTATAGTACATTGTTTAGGTCTATTTACCATTAACCACAAACCAGGGAATGATAAACAACCTTCTCTCATAACTTCCTCTTCATCACTAACTGCTATTAATAGTGGATTGAAAAATGCTTTTTGCATACCTTCAGGTTTGCCATCTCCAATAACAAAAAATGCTTTGTCTATACCTACTTGGTTTGCAGACAAACCTACACCACCAAACTTTTGCATTGCTTGTAATAACTCAAATTTAAGTGCTTTTAAATCTTCCTTTTCTAAGTCCACTTGCTGTGGAGCTTCTTTTAATGCTGGAGATGTAAAAGGTATTAATTCTAAATCGCTCATTTTGTTCCTAAGTTCAATACCTGTTGGAACTCTTGAAACCCACCAACAGGGTTGTCATCAATAAAAATTTGTGGAAATGTTCTTGCATTAGGCACTTTTTCAAACAGTTCTTCTGCTTTGTAATCAGCATCTAGTAACAAGTACTCATAGTCTAATCCTTTTTGTTCACAAAGTTGTTTTGCTGATGTGCAAAATGTACATCGTGTCTTTCCATATATTGTAACCTTCATTTGTCTTCCTTTTAAAAATTAACTTTACGATACTCTTTTTATTATGTAAAGATTATCATCCTTTGATATACTTTTTAATTCGCCATGCTTTTCTATTTCTTCTTCTGCTTCCCGTTCCCTTCCAGGCTTTATATTACTAAAGTATTCTGGGCCTTTATATGTATTAGTTTCATAAGTTGCAGTATGATTACCATTACGAATTAAATCTACTCTCTCTTCGAATTTTTGAAATGATTTTTCTGGCCATCCTTTCTCTTCATCCCATTCCAGCACCTCTACATCTTCAATAATAAAAATGCCTCCTGGTAGTAACTTCTCTAAATATAAATCAATAGCTTTGCATTGATCCTCTATATTATGTGAACCATCATCAATAATAATATCCATTTCTGTTGAAAACATATTTGCTATTTTTTGTTGATAAGCATCAGCAGTTAAATTAATTATTCTATCCCAATCTCTAATTCGTTTATTAGGTGGAAGTTTATCTATTGCCCAAATAGTAGCCCTAGGAAAATAATCCATAGCTAATAGTAAAGAGCCTCCATATGCAGAGCCTATCTCTAAATAATTTCTAACAGAATTTTGTATAGGTTCAAATAATTCATCATATACTTCAGACCCATATGTATGTGGCCAACATTTATCTGTTAAGTATTCAGGTCCTGACCATCTTTGTTCTGTATATTTCACTTTGATATTACAGAATAATTCTGCCTCTTCTCAAATTTAATAACTGATCTAAATTTATCAAACAGTTGATCACCCTTGTGAGATATTACGAATACATTCGTATCTTCTCCTATTGTGTCTAATAGTTGCATAACATATTGTGTTCCATCATTGTCTAAACTACTATCAAACACTTCATCTAGTAAGAGTATATTAGTACTAGCGCTGTTCTTCATCTTGGCAATCGTTCTCCAAGTAAACACCAATGCTAAATCAATTCTTTGTTTTTCTCCTTCACTGAAAGAAGCATAACTAAATTTATCTCTAAACCTAGACTTAATTGTTTCTTTAAATGTTTCATCCATTTCAAACTGAACAAAAAAGTCCATTGCTGCAAGGTATTTATTAACTAATTTGTTTATTATAGGAACATATTGCCTGATTATCTTAGTTTTAATACCAGAATCTTTTAATAAGGAAGTACATAGACCGTAATAATGATTTGTTTCATTTAAGTCTGTTTTTTCTGAGGACTTTTTAATAACATCTTTGGCAAGTCTCTTTAACTTGTCTTTCTCTGTTGTTATATCTCCTACTTTATTTTGAGTCTCACTTATCTCTAATGTAAGTCTTTGTATTATTCTTTGTTGTGTAATAACTTCATTATTAGAATCCATTATCTGTTTGTCTAATTCAGTTACTTGCTCAACAAGTTTCTCTACCTCTTCGTACTTCGTATTCAGTTCTTCTAGAGCACCTTCCAGTTCAGAGACTTTCTCTTCGTCTCTTTGTGTCATTATCTCTTTATGATCATGCTCAATACCTTGTTGACAAACAGGACACTCCTCATTGTTATGGAAGAATTCTATTTGTTTTCTGTGGTCGTTAATTTGTCCTGTGAATTTGTCTCTGTATCGCTCGAGTTCTCTCTTCTTTTGCGTAACGTCGCCCAAAGAACTCTTCTTCTCTGTTGCTGTTGATGTACCTTCTTCATAAACCTTGATCGCGTGTTCTGCTTCATTAATTGATTCCTGTAATGAGGTTACTTTAGACGTTTTATCGTCCTCTAATGTCTTTATATATTGTTCTTGAAGAGTTGCTTTCTGCTTTGCTACATCTACCTCTCCTGTTATAAGTCTTACTTTGTTTTCTAAGTCATTTACCTTTGTCTTTAACACACCGTTCATGGCAGTAAAGATTGTAATGTCTAATATGTCTTCAATTATCTCTCGTCTAGCACCTAAATGTAATTGCATAAAAGGAGTAAAAGAAGCACTACCTAACATCACTATCTGTGTAAATGATTTGTAATTAAGTTTAAGAATATTCTCTTCTAAATACTTTTGGAAGTCTCTAATATTAGCATTCTTATCTAATAACTCACCATCAATTTCTATATCAAATACTCTTGGTTGTAATCCTCTTCTTATAAGATAATTCTTACTACCTATCTTAAAGTTAATTTCAACCAAACAATGTTTGTTGTTAATAGAATTAATTAGTTGTGGTTTAGATACATTTCTAAATGGTTTATTAAACAATGCAAATGTCAAAGCATCTAACAATGTAGATTTACCACTACCATTCTCTCCTACAATTAATGTGCTGGGACTATGTTGGAAATCAATCTCGGTCCACGCATTGCCTGTAGACAGAAAGTTTTTCCATCTAATATTTGTAAATTTAATCATCCTATATCTTGTGCTTCCACATATAAACTCTGTAATAGATTTTTAATTCTTTGTTTATCTAAATCTGTTTCAACTGAATTAACATAATCTTTTAATAACGTCATTGTATCTTCTAAATCTATATCTTCACCTAATGCTTCATCTTCAAACTCTGAAAAGTCTTCTATAATTTTTAGATCAATTAAGTTACATTGATATAACTTGTCTACAAAGTGGTCAAACCTTGTAAAGTCTGTCTTATTACTTACAATTAGTTTTACATTACCACCAACAATAGAATCAAAATCAAAATGACTGATGTTGTTAACACCTTCAAAATTGGAGTCGTCATAATAGATTTTATGGAAGAGTCTATAAGGGTTGTTGTGGTATTCCAATGATCTTTGAACTGTATCGAAGACCGCAAATCCTCTGGGATCTTCGTAATCACTCCAAGTGATTTCGTAAGGGTTGCCCATATATGTAATATTCCCTCTGCTATGCCTATGATGAAAATGGCCACTAACCACAAGCTCAAAATCACTAAAAATAGTAGAGTCCATGCCGTGGAGATTAGGCATACCTGGAAGAAGATCGTAACCTGCGAATTCGAAATGTCCGAAGCAAGTTTTTGCATCAGTCTCTGAAATCTTGGCCATAGTCCTGTCATAATTTTCTCCGCATATCCATGGAAGGTAAAGTACCTTCTCTCTGTCTAACATTATTTCTGTTGGTTCTTGATATAATGTTATGTTGTTATATTCCCCTAACAATAAGTCAGGGCTGTTTACATCATTTGTATTTTTAAAGTATGTATCATGATTGCCAGGTACCATATGTATCTCAATACCTAGTTCTGCTGCTTTACCAAAGAAGTATCTTTTACAAGACTTCAATGTATTAAAATTTATATACTTTCTTCTATCAAATATATCACCCAAATGACATATTGTTTTAATACCTTCCTGTTCTAAGTAAGGAAAGAAAAAATCAGTATAAAATTTTTCAAAGTAAGCATCAAAAGCTAAATGATCTGACCTGGCACCAAAGTGGGTGTCTGTAACAAGAGCTACTTTCATTATTAGCCCTCGTAGATAGCGCTATTAGCTCCATGTTCTCGAACTTCACATGACACAGCATAACATCTACCATTCGTTTTCTTTTTAACTAGATCATTAGCAAAGTGGAATGCGTGTTCTGCAAATTTCTCACATCCAACACCATTCATAACTCTTACTTCTGACAATCCTTTCTGTTCTATTAATAGAAACTCTTGTAGTTCAGGATCGTCTTTACAAACTGCATGCTTGTGATCAAAAGAATCTTTTAACCATGCTTTTAAATCTTTTAAGTCTCCAAAGTCTACCACCCAATTTTTATCATCGAGATGGTCACACCCAAATTTAAAACTAAAAGACAAAGCGTAACCATGTAGTAAACTACAATGACTATGAGTTGCCAAAGGTTGTCTAAACATACATGAAAGACCTTCTTCATGTCCATAAGTTTTTGTAGAGTAGTACTTGTAATCTCTATAAGGTTCAGGTTGGTTCATTGTTATATATCTCCGTGTATAAGTTGCCACCTCCAAAATATTGTAGTTGCAACCTTTCTTTATTTGTTTCAATGTCAGCTAAGACTTCATTAGTATTATAACTCTCCATCAAAGTAACAATCTTTTCTTTTAATTCTTCTTTATGTTCCTGATACTCTTTCCAATTCTGTGTCCATTTAGAAGGATACATAAATCTATCTTCATACATTTCTTTGTAACTTAGTCTTTCAGGAACTAATGGCATTCCTTTTGTACATAGTGCTTCATAACAAGATATACCTAATGTTTCTTGTAAGTTAGCACTAAATACCATCTTTGCCTCACCTAACAATTTGTGATATTCAGGTTTTGTTAATTCTTTTTCTTGGCATACAATAAATTCATATTGAGGTAATTCTTTTTCTAAGTCTTTAAATATATCTACTTGTTTCTCAGGTGCAATTCTATGTGGGAATAAAATTTTATCTTTTTTGTTGTTACAACCATCTTCAATGTCGTTGTTTATCATCATTTCTAGATACTCCATAGGCCAACCTGATCTAACCATTTTACTTGCTAAATATTCTGCCTTTTTAGGTTTTTGCCAATCAGGATCTGAGAAAAAACAATTAGCAAATAGTTCCATATGAAATGTAGATGCAAAATAATTTTTATCTACTGCATGGAATATAGCTTCTTCTGTATGCCTAACCCAAGGTTTATCTCCTATAAGTCTACCTAAAAAATCATGTTGATCATAACTACCAGCATGCCATAAAGCATGTATTGTTATATCTTTCTGTAAAAGTTCTGCCATATATTTTAATTGTAAGATACCTGTATGCCAAGCATCTGCAAATACAAATTGGTCACCATCTTGTATCTCATCATTGGTAAACCTACTAGCAATTTCTATAACTTGTGCTGACTTGTAAATATTGGTACCACCAAAGTTTAAAAAGGCACCTGGAGATGTAGAAGGTGGTATTTCTTTTGGACCTTCAATTGATGTTATATCTGTTTTTATAGCATTTGCCATCATCTGAGGAAATGCTGATTTCCATTGGGCAGTATATCGTGTTTCTACATACTCTAAATCAATTAAATAAATCATTTTCTAAGATTGCTCCGTTTTCATTATCTTCATATACTTCCACTCGGACTGAACGGTTAGGATACTGTTCCTCTATATAATTTATAAGAGATTCTGCTATCATTTCACATGATTGGTGGTCTAGTTGTAGTACACCTTGTTCAAACTGTCTTTCCAATTCTCTCTTAAACTGTATAAACTCCACGTCTCTGTCATTATGTGAAACACCTAGTGTTACATAAAAATGGAAGATGTGTCTATGAGGATAACCTAAAAAACTAACATCTCTCCAATCACCTGTTGCATAATCTGGATTTGTATCTGCTCCAGGGAACATGTGGATACCTTCTCTCTGGAAGGATACCTTTATCATTCTATTAGAAACTGACATATAAAAACATCTCCATTATTACAAAGCCTAACATCATTAAACCTACTAACCAACCTTCATCCATGTTACTAACCAAACAGTTCATCTAAACTGCCTGTCTCCTTTTTAAAATTACTTTTCTTAAACTCTTTCAAAGCATCTTGATCTGTTGCAGGAAGTTCTACTTCTAGTTCTCCCTCATCTCCAGTACCAATTGCTTGACTTTTTAACTCTTTAACTGTTCTTGTTTCTCGTAACCATGTTTCAAACGAATCTCTGTCTTCAACATTATATAAAGCATTGAATACAGGCTCTAGTTTCATTCTACTTGCAAATTTTAACAATGGTTCCTTCTCAGTCATCTGTTCTAAGTGTTGCATAAAGTTTCTAATAGACATTAGGATAAATGCTGTTCTAACATACAACCACTTATTCAAATCTCCATATTGTTCCTTTGCCTTTAGACTAGGTGTGTTTAAAAGAGTGTGAAATTCGTCTATTTCTACACCCAAATTAACCGTTTTCATGCAGTTTTGATACATTTCTGTATAGAAATTGGACATCTCTCTGCTAAACTTAGTTGTGCCTTGTCCCATGTAATATAAACCCGTCTCAACCGCCCTACTATGAGTTGTAGAGTCATATGATATATTAATATCCTTATAAAGACCGTTGTTTTGGAACACCAAGTAAGGCAACATTCGTCTAATAGAACCAATACCTAAGACGTGTAAGTGCATTTTATCTTGTGGCCACATCTTCTCAATCTCAGATGCTATAAAACCTCTTTTAATATCTTCTAATGCACCAGTGCCGAGAGCAGCTGCACCTAATGCTACTCCACCCAAACGATTGTGCCATTCAGTAGGGATCTCTTCCATAATATACTGATACCAACTCAGGTATGTATCAATATCGTTCCCTTGTATAATAACAAATGGTTTGCAGCTACTCTCTTTACTGTCAAAAACCTCTAGTTGACGTTTAACATTTTGTCCTGTCTTCCTAGCATAGTCTTCAAAATTTTCTCTATCAAACGATCTACCTTTTGTGTCATTTCTTTCTGACCTTCCTTCTCGAACCTTAACAGGTATCTCATCAAAACACATACCTACATCTGCGTACTCTGCCTGGTTCTCATAAACTTTATCTTTTAATTCATCTGTAATATCTAAACCTAATGTAATCATTTGTAGACCACCAGAGTCAGCATGTATGCTATGAACATGGTCTTTATAAGGTTTAAACCTTTCTCCAAATGCACTTTCGGTATGAGCATTATATAATAAGGATATGTTATGTGAAAAGTCTTTACATAACTTATCAATCAACATGTTTACAATAGCAGTATTCGTTTCGTCCAAAGCAATTCCTGGATTGCTTAAACGCATATACGATGTTCCTGATATTACATATTCTAATTTATTCATGACCTCAAAATATCTATTAAAAGATTTCCCTCTGCTTTAGCGTCATCTAACGCATTGTGATTATTCTTTTTGGGTAGTCTTTTATCCAATACATTACTTAATGTTCTTAAACAATTAATGTCCCAGAACTTCCAGGGTGTAGCAATGTTTTCTGCATGTAAAGCACTCTCAATAATAACTACATCAAAGTTAGCGCCAAATCCCCAAATAGGAATTGACTCACTTCCATACCAACTAATAAATTTGTCCAATGCCTCTTGTAATGGAACAGGATTTATTTGTAATGCTTCTCTTGTTTCCCTATCCTGTTCTGCCCACCATTCAATAGTCAAAGGATCTATGTGTAGTCCTACATCTTTACATGTTTTAGGATCTACATTAACATAAAACTCGTCAACTATCTCAAGGCCTTCAATTGCTACTGCTCCTATTGAAACAATAGCTGCATTGGCTCTAGTTGATAATGTTTCTAAGTCTAAGACTATGTGCTTTCCATCAATATTCATAATAAAATCTCTTGTTATTTGTAGGCAATCATATTCATAAATTCATGCCTTAGTGCTTGGTCATCTTTAAAACCACCACCAAGTTTGCTAGTAATAGTAGACGAACCTACATCTTCTACACCTCTACTCTTTACGCAATAATGCTGAGCATCAATAACTACTGCAATATTGTCTGTATCGAGAATGTATTGTAGTGCATAATATACTTGTTCTGTTAGACGTTCTTGTATCTGAGGTCTTTTAGAAAAGTATTCTACTACTCTATTAAGTTTACTCAATCCTAATACTTTTTTATTAGGAATGTATGCCACAGTTCCTACACCATCAATTACAACAAAGTGGTGTTCACAGTTAGATTGAACATTAATGTTCCTTTCTATAACCATGCTTTCATATTCCATTTTGTTTTCAACTGCTGTGCATTTTGGAAATGCCTCATAGTCTAGTCCCCAAAAGATTTCGTTCACATACATTTTTGCCACACGCTTAGGTGTGTCCATCAGACTATCATCTTGAAGATCAAGTCCTAATGTGTTCATAACTTCAACAAAGTTTTGTTCTATTAGATCAATCTTCTCTGTACGAGTTAATCCATTATCTACTACGGGGGTTTCTACTCCACACTTGACTAAGTGTTCGTGAATTTTAAGACCCAACTCAGGGTCTGTTTTTGTCTTATTAAAAGCCATTTTTTCTCCTATTCCTTACACGGATATTATTTGTTATGTTTGTAACCTTTGTGTTACCTTTATATTTATACATCGTTAACTCTTTTCCCAAGGGTAAACTACCCATCTTTTGTCAGGTATTCCATCATGATACAGCCTTTTACCTTCAAAGTCAACATCCATTTCACCCAATTTGTTGTGAAGTACTGCCCATTGACTATCTGGAATTAAAGCTCTTATTTGTTTTATTGTTGTGCCACTATCACATATATCATCTACAAAAATGGTATCCTCTAGTATATCACTATTGTTTAATTCAACAGCTTTAATTGTATCTGTTTCTCCACCATCTCTTGTTTGCCAAACTAATGGTTCAAACTCTGCATCAAACATATGACTTAACATAACACCTGGAATAAGTCCTCCTCGACTTACACCTACAATTCTTTTAACAGGTCTTTGATGATGAACAGATAATGTTTCATTAAAATACCACCTTGCTATTTTTATTTGTTCGTAAAGTTCATAGACTAACGCTTTGTTCTCGTCCCATGTAACATAAATTTTTTCTTCTGTTGTTCTTGGATCTATTGCACTCTTCATAATTTAATTGCCAATAATAAAAATATTAATAACTGTATTACAATAACCAAGAATAATTCTACTGCTAGTATTGTATGATACCAAATCCATCTAGTCTTATAAGCATTGTCTATACTTAACTCATCTGGATCTGGATCTTTCCAGGTGTCAATGTCTTGCTGAGGATTCTGTCCCCATAAAGTTTCTTTAATGTCTTTCCATTTCATTATGTTCCCCAAGCGTTGCCAAATAAATCAATATGTAATCGTGGGCTAAACTTATATCCTGTTTCCATACAAGCTTCTGCTACGCCTTTAGCAGTTAATGTTTGTTGTTCTAATGTTGCTCCTTCAGGCATACAGTAAACAGCATCTAGTTTTACACCTGCCTCTTTATATGCCTCAACAAAAATATCTACTTCTTCAAAATCATTCATATCTCTAACAACAAATTTATTATATAAATGACTGTTCCAAACCCCATTCATTGAAGATAGTGCCTCGGGGTTCAAAGCCTCTTCTATCTTTTCTCCACTTAAACTTAACTTAGGAGATGTACTCCATGTTACATGTAAATCAGGAAGGTTATTAAAGAACGCTGCCAAATCTCCACTAACAATTTGTGT